GTGCCCTCGCCGTCACACTCGGGGCATTCAATTCGCGTCGTCATCGTCGTCTCCCTTCATTGCTAATTCCCCAGCGCACGCGCTGTATCCTGCCAAATCCACAAAATTATCTAAGTGCGTTTTGTTCCTTTTTGCTCTTGATAATTTCACCATGACCATCATCAGGCCAACGTCGACGGCGTCAACAAAATCGCCCCCAAGATGAATATTCCAGTAAGCGGCAATGGTGGAAAAGTTGTCTTCCATTGACCCGTGGGTCGCCGCACGATCCTTTGTCACATACTCCTTGGCGGTATCCAAAATAGACGCCCTAGTGTGTTTTGGCATCAGAGTGCCCCCCAGTGTGTTGGACGCGCCTGTGGGCGGTCTGTGTGGCTCTCAGGGGCGTCTGGGAGCGTGCACGCGACCAGTGTAACGCACAGCGTCAGCACGGTCGCGAGGATGAAGTGGTCTTGCTTAGTTATGTTCATTTTAGCAACTCGTTTACGTCAGAGCACCACACGGTCTGCGTCGATTTCACTTGCCCGCCATTCCTATATATTTTGGCGCACGATACCTCTCCACTAATGAACATATTGTTTAGAGTGCCACTGGCGTCTCTATTGCTTACGCCGGCGACTGCCGCCAGCTCAGAGGCGATGAACGGCTTGCCATTCATTTCTGGGATCGCCTGCCTGATAATCTCGGACAATGTCAGCTCTGGGATCGCCTGCCTGATAATCTCGGACACTGTCTCCTCTGGCTCTGGCGCCTCTGTCAGCTCGTTAAACATATATTTTAGCGGCGAGAACACGTTGACCTCGTCCGCTTCCTCTTCGGGGATGTAGGTCACAAACCACGGGGTCGCGTGACTGCGGTCATTGTTTTTATTTTCGACGAGGCCAGCTTTGTATCGGCTGCCCACACGGATTTTTTTCAAGGTGTTCATCACTGAGGCCGGGACGTATGCCTGAGAGTAGTCGTCCTGCACAATAGCAAACGCGTAGTGGTCCGCCACAAAAGTTACTTCAATTTCTTTAATCATTTTATTTCTCCAACTTGATTTCTAGGTACTTCTTAAAGGGGTAATAACTTCGTGAAGTGGTCACCCCTTTACGCAGGCGCCTGTGGGGGGCCGAAGCTCCCCGGTTTGTTAGGCTACTTTTACTTCAAGAACTTCGATCAGGTCTGAGCGTGAGTATGCTTTGCAAATCAAACGATCACTGAAAGTGTCTTTTGCAACCCAAGCCATACCAAGTTTAAAAACGTGAATATGCTCTTGGCCTTTGATGCACCAATCAGCAGAAGTTTCACCGAACCCATTTCCGTTCCACTCAGTGGCTTTAATTTTTTTAAGTTTTAACATGTCCGTATTCCTTTGTGTGTGTCTCTCTATACAGGTAACCTAATGTTAACATCATACCTTTGCAAGCACTAAATGTTCACATAGGCAAAAAAATGTTATACGGTATTTGAGTGACATTTTATGGAGGACCCACAATGTTAGACGACAACACAAAAGAGCTCGTGCGAAATCTCAACAATCCGCACCGCGTAGTAAACATCATGGCTCTGTTTAAGTTCTGCGAGCGGGCGGCCACGATCATCCAAGATCAGGCGGCGGAGCTGCATCAGGCTGCGGCAGACACGTTAAAGGCGCAGCCCGAGAAGACTGCGCCTAAAAAAGCTGCCAAGAAGTAGCGGTTAGCGGGGGCCGAGAAGGCTCAACCCCGGGAACGGAGCTTCTCTGCCGGCGGGTTGCTGGGCAATAGTGCCGCCCAGTATCCCGCCGGTGATTAAGCTCCTGCGCGCTTCGCCTGCCTCTCTTGCCCGCGCAATACCCGGTGCGGCGTTTTCCATAGCCAGAGCCTGACGCATCAGGTCTTCTGGCGTCATGCGTCGAGACAGCACTGGCGCGAGCTGTTCTTGCGCCGCTGCAATCCGAGAGGCTTGGGAGCCTCCAGACACTGCGGCGTCTACGGCTGGCGCCGTGACTGCTCCAATCAGCCCCTTCTGTCCAATTTGTTCGCCAACACTAGGGCCGATAATTTCTTCAAATCTCTTTTGCACAAGCTGCCTAATCGCCGTGCGAGACCCGGCAACCACAGTGGCCTCCATTAACATTGCGTCGCTGGTGTTGGCAATTTGTTGAGACATTTTCTCAAAGCCAACTTCACCCAAAACCATGCGCAATTTTGTGGCCACGGCTCTAGTATTTAGAGATTTTAAAGTAGCCAATGCCTCTACGACTTCCGTAGAATTAGTGGCTCTGGGGTTGATTTTTGCGTTGGCCGCAGTGTTTTCAATGCTATTGCGTAGGGCAATTCTGAGCTGCTTTAGCTCGACTGGCCCCATGACCTCTAGCGCAATCTGCACGTCTTCCATGGTGGTTTTAGTGCTAAGTAAGTCGGTGCCCAAATCGGCGGCAATCTTTTGGTCTATGGCATCCTTACCAGCGGCCCGAGCCGCAGCATAGTCTGGGCTTACTTCGTCCAGCGCGTTGCGCATTTGGATCGCTAGAGCTGTTTTGGACCGATACCCCTCAAGGTCGCCAGACACTTTAAGCTCTTGAGCGCGGCTGTGCAGGCGCCGGGTGACGTAGTCCAGCGTTTCCACTGTCGGCGTCCGCATGGCAATGTAGTTTCCATCAACGTCGTATGTAATCTCAACGCCGGCATTCTTGGCGAGTATCTTGTTGGCCTGTTCCTCGCTGACGCGGGTTGGCACCATGTAGTCAAACCCGCTGCCCTCTTGCTGCATCAAGCTTCTGGCGCCGGTAAGGTCTTCCGGTATTACTCTAGTGTAGAGGTCAAGAACATTGTCTGATGCATCTTCTCCGGGGGTGATTGACGCGTCATATGCGCTGCCGTACAGTTTTTTCCTATTCTCTCGAGTATCCGCCATAATGGCTATTTTCTGCCCCGTCTTGCCGGAAGTCGGAAGACCGAGGACTTCGTCTATTGTCCTAGTTAAATCGCGCGAAGATCCCAGCGAGGTTTCACCGAGATTGGTTCTAACGATTGCAGCGCCTCTCCCTTGGGAGTTGGCTACGGCGTCTAGCAGGTTTGACATATTTGGCCCGAGCGTGGCGATTGTGCCATACGGAGTTTGGCTGGATGCCGCTAAAACAGCTCCAGCTCCGTCTGCCTCTACGGCGTCTTTTATAATCCTGCGTGCGTCGCCCTTTGCCCCAATCTTGTTTATCTCGGCCAGCACGGGGGCTTCTGCCTTTAATCTAGCAACTCCGCCCGCTATTGAGCCCGCTATGGGCGCCAATAGTCCGCCGGCAGCTCCGAATTGTGCGCCAGTCTCGGCTTGGCGCGCGGCTTCTGGAAGCCCACCCTCACCGTATCCAGCCACGGCGCCCTCTGCGGCTCCTAATCCTGTTCCGAGCCCGACGCCTTGTAGCGTTCGCATTAGCGCGCTGGGCGAGCTTATCAACCTGTCTACGCCAGACCCGACCACGGCCGCCGCGCCGGTCGCCGTGCGAGCCAAGCCAGTTAACGCTGGCAGCTCCGCTTCTTGAGAGCCAATGGCGTTCCTGATCGTCTCCTCGCTTATGTTGGGATTGACGGCGGACATAGCTTTCTCGACATATCCTCGGGCAACCGGCAGGGCCTTGCCAAACATGCTGGCAATCGAGGTAAAGCCTTCGCCGACTACTTCGCGAGACATTTCGCCTTTGCGCACCTTATGAGAGTTTCCGTTTTCGCGCATGATACTGATAACAGTGCCCTGATCGGCATTCACATAAGCGTCATTCGGGTTTATGTACTGCATTTGCCGCGTCTTGCGGTTTTGTGTTATGTATCCGCCGTCCTCGTATTGCTTGAGCAACGTGGACCCCTCTGAAACGGGTATGCTGGACGCAGAGGCAGATGCCTCTCTGGCGCGCTCCATAAAGCGCGCCGCCGCCGCAGCGTCTCCTGCTGCGTGCGCTTGGCGTGCTTGGTCTCGTAACTGCTCGGCGGTGGAAGCCATATTATGCTCCTATCTTAATTGGTAGTTGTTGGCGGGTAAAGACGGTCGAGATCTTCATCGCTGGGCGGTTCTGACGTGCTGCTAGACGCACCACCAGCCCACGACGGCTTCTGGTCGACGCCTAAAAATGAGTTAAGTCTGGCGGTGTCATCGGCGTTTGCGCCTCTGTAAAGGTCGCCCATAATTCGGCGATATCTGCCTCTAACTTTGCCGAGCTGGCTTTTTATAAATGCTTGGTCCGACGACAAATCAATTTTAACCAATTCATCTTTTAAAAGTTGTAGTTCGGACTGGTTCAGAGAGCCCATAGTGGCCCCAGTGGCCTTCAGGGCCTTCAGACTGTCTAGAGCTAGTGTCGACTGCACGCTGTCGAGCAGCGCTTGAACTCTGCCCGCCGGCGTAATCGCAAGCCTCCTTGTAGCCCATCCCCACGCGCCGGTCGTGAGCGTCGGGTCTTCGTCGATCCTACTTATGATGTCGTCGATGTCTATAAGCTGGCTGGCGGCCGCGCTGCCGACGCCCTCGTCGCGTTTTCCTTCCAGCATCTGATCTTGCAACGCCTTAATCTTCAGCGCCAGACCGGGCGCCATGCTCGGGTACATCACGGCCATGTCCGTCCACCGCGCGATTTGCGATTGGATGTCTCCGCCAGCGCCCCCAGCGCCCAACATGCCCTGAAGCGCCGCCTGCTGTGTCTGCGCCGTCTTCGCCTTGCGGCCCATGTCCATCTGGTCGTTAATTGCCTTGAGCGTGTTGTTGAAGCTGTTGCTCTCCTTGCCCTGCAGCCCCATGCCGGCGTCGCGCATCGCGCCGAATGCCAGCATCATACGCTGCTGGCGGTTTAGGTTTGCAAACTGGTTCGGCTGCTCGTCTCCATTGGCCCCGAAGATCTTGTCCATGATGTTGAAACCGCCGCCGGTGTCGGCGCTGGCGACTTGCTGCTGCGTGACCGGAGCCGCCGGTGGCGGCATTGCCGCCGCGACCTGCGGAGCTGCCATTTGCGGGGCTGCCGCTACTGGATCTGGAAGCGCGCCGGGGTCGACGTCGTCTTGGATGCCAAGGAACTCTTTTTCCGCGTCCGTGGCTGGCGCTCCGGGCGCTGCGTCCATGACATTCATGCCCGCCGCGATCATTTGCGCAATGTCTTGTTCTGTTAGTGGATATGCCATGTCAGTCAGCCCCTACTTGTAGCCTAAACTCTTACGTTTCGCGTCCATGAATGGGCGGATGATTGCCTTGAGAAACGGCAGCCGCTTGACCACCACAGCGGCACGCTCGCCATATTTCAAATATGCGTCGCGGAACCAGCTCGGAGACTTGGTCAAAAGCCACTCGCGGAATTCTGTCCACTTCGGATCTTCGACGCCGTAGACTTCTCGGGCGACCCAGCAAGCGCCCGCCACCGCTCCCACGCCCTGACCAAAGCTGCCCAGTGCGGTCAGGGTGCCGCCGAGGCCCGCGTCTTCGGTCGTCGTGCCGTATCCGGTCGGAATAGCGGAAGCGCCACCTGTCAGCGCGGTGAGCTGCGTCAGCGGGTACTGCATCTCCAACATATATTTTTCGTACTCAGCGTCGAGCTCGGCTTGACTTAGTCCGCGCAGGGTCTCCCCGGCGGTAAGTTGCGAGCCGAGACCGGCCATTTCCGACGTCAGTCGAGATCCTGCATTGGAGGCCAAAGAGGTAGCCGCCGACGACCTAGAAATGTCTCCAGAGCTTAGTCGACCAGTTCCGTACTCTAGGCCCTTCTGGTTTAGTAGCGCCAAAGTCTGGAGCTTGCGCGCGTCGTATTCGCCGGCACGCTCGCCTTGGTATATGTCGCGTCGGGTGTTGCCAAATGCGCCGGAATTTGTGATCGTGCCCTGCTCTGCGACGACGTCCTTTTCGCGCTGCCGCGCCATCGCGGCCAGTGTCGGGTCGATGACGCCGGACGTGTACTGGTCCTGATACTGGGACACGATCGCGGCTTCTTCCTCAGGGGTGCGATTAGCAATCCCCGAGAATACGTTTCCAGCGCTGTCGTAAGCCTCGGATCCCACGTCGAGGCCGCCGTACCCAGATAGCGCGTCTTTCTGAAGGTCAGTCAGCCCGGCGACGCGCTCTCCGCCGAATGCACTGAAATCGGTGCTGGCAATTTTTTGCGCAAACGGGATTATTGTGTTTTTCAGATAGTCCTCCTGAAATCCCGGCATATTTTGCTCTGTAGTGGTAGATCCGCTCATATTACAACTCCAATTCGTAGTGGACATATGCGCGTCGCCATCCGACGCTCTTGCCCAAGTATTTGTCAAATCCGGGGCGGCCGTTCGCCTCAATGCCGTCTAGCTCTGCTCTGCTGGCTAAGTCCAAAAGCGCCTCCATAGCCTGCGGCATCCACTCGTCAAGTCGAGAGCCGCCGACGTGCTCAATAAATAAAGTTGAGCGCATTGGGTGTTTAAGCACTGCCGTGAGGATTGCAGCCACTGCCTCGCCGCCGACAGTAACGATCCACACCACTGATCGTTTTTCTCGAATGTTCGCCAAAATGCGCTCCACAGGAACATTGTGCTCGTCTCTCTTTATGCTTGGGGCCAGCAAAGGCATACCGACCTCGATGCCGTGGTCTATGTTGTCTTCGACGGCCGGTATTACTTGAACCGCCTGCTCTTTGTGTAATCTTACCACGTTGGTCATTTTAAGTGAACCCTCACCCATGCACTACCCGTGCACCCTAGTAATACCTATTGTCGACGCCGGCGCCGCAGGCGCAAAGGCGTTGGCCGCTGTATAGTTCAAGGAGCCAGACGTGCTGTCGACAGCCCACATGGCCTCGAGATAGTCGTTCGCGTTAACAGTAAACAGCGACGAGCGCGAGATGACCAGCGTGGCGCCGTTTTGGTGCAACGCGCTTCTCATAGTAGAGCCCGAGACGTCGACTCCGTTAATGCGTGGCCAGAACCAAAAATTTACCGTTGAGCCCGACGCGGATGAAATTTCAACTGAGAAGCTGACCACATACTCTCCCGGCTCGTCGAATATGATGCGCGACGCCGGCGTGCCGTTGACGATGCCAGATGACGCGGTGGCGGCGTAGGTCAGCGCGTAGGCGGTGTTTGAGTTGGCGGCCGTCTGGTTAGTAGTGATGTTGCCATAGTAGTGGCCGCCCTCAAGCACAATCTGTCGCCATTCGCCACCTTTTGACGTCACCGGGTAGCCGGCCGCCTCGTCCCACAACAGCGTTCCGTTTTCAAGTGCCGCCGCGTTGGTCGGCTTAAAGACGAGCTGCGTCAGAGCGCGCCGCGTCCAAGTGGAAAAGCTGCGCGCCCAGTCAAATATGTCTGGTCCGACGGTGGGCGGGATCGGAGCCGTCATCTACTGCCGCCCGGGATTGCGTCTACGCGCATTACGCCGACCCGCCAGTCGGCTAACCTTGCCCCGTCAACCCGCATTCGAGCCTGACGCCCCGAGAAGCGCACTGATGTGGGGTTGGCCATGTTGTATGGCCCGTTAACCGTCTCAGGCCCGTTGGGATACAGGCGCGTCTTAAATGTCGCCGTGACGTCGCCCTGAGTGAGCTCGTCCGGTATTAACTTAGTCACCTTTACGATGTTGTCGCCGGCGCCAATTGAGAAGGGGCCAGTCTCGGCGAATACGTCGGCCCCGTCGTAATTTAGGCCCACCTCGTGCTCGTACATCGTGCCCGTATCCGACATCATCAGCGGGTAGCGGAACACGCTGCGGTCGACGCCCGTCGTGCGCGATATTTCGCCAGTCATCCAGAAGCCCTGCTTGTAGTCGTAGCTAACGTAGCGGTCGATCTCGGTAGACTGACCGCTGCAATAGAACCACCACACCTCGCCGTGCGTGCCAATTGAAATACTCCAGCACTTGCTAATCTGTGAGCGGTTGATGTCGCCGAAGACGTAGTCCTCGACCTCGCACGGCAGCTCCTGCACGTTAGACCCGTTGTAAACAAAAAACGAGCTCTGGCCCATCCAGAATGTCCCGGCGTCAGTCGTCGTGACTGCCTTGCGCGACGCGAGACCGCAGGCCGTGCCCACCCGCTCCGTTGAGTAAATAAACGGGGCGCCGACGTAAGTCATCCGGTGCATGTCCAAGTCAGTAAAAATAAGCGTCACGCCGCGTCCGCGCTGGGCCGCCATAATCTGGCCCGACGTCTGCAGTATCTGAGAGCCAGCCTGATTGGTGCTGGCCGGGGTCCACGTAGTTATGTCCTCTTGGTCGCTCCACTGCACGAGGCGGGGATCTCCACCGGCGCCAAGGCAGAACAAGAAACGCTCTTCTGACACGATCAGACCAAGGTTATTGATCGGCGCGTTGGCGATTGCCGTAGCCGCGCTGGCCGTGTTCCCGTCCCACTGGTACGCCTTGCCGTCGTGCACGCTGCAGGCCACCAAATAGCTGCCATAGTTGTCGAGACTGAACGTCGTGGCCTCCTCGTAATTTCCGGTGTCTGGCCGCTCTTCTCCATAGAACGACGTGCCGTAAAAGTTGTATCCGTAGCCAGTGTTGACGGCCGCGTTTGCGTATCCCGTCGTAAATCCGGCCGGCGTTATGTCGTACACGGTGCCGGAGGCGTTTGCGACGTACAGCTTATTGTACGCGCCCATCGCGGCCCACCGGGATCCATCGTTTTCCTCCCACGAGTGCATTCCGCGCGCGGGCTCCGCTATTGCGCTGGCCGCGCGCACGCGCCACCCGCCAATCGGCCGAAGTGAAGTGCCAAGCCAGCGAACTAGATTGCCGTCACGCCAGCGCCCAGACGCCTCGTATTCAGTGCCGTTGCGGAATATGCCTGCCGGAATTTTGAGGGGGATAAGTGGCATTATACTGTACTCCCGTAAATAGTGCCGTTGTTAGTTAGCGTCGGAGATGTTCCAGATATTGCCGCACCGCCTGCACCGCCACCGCCGGAAGTCCCCTGCCCACCGTTAGCGCCCCAGCCGCCTCCGCCGCCGCCAGCGCCATCCCCGTTAGTGACAAAGCCTGCCCCTACACTGCCAGCAGAGCCGCCATATCCACCAACTGCATAACAACTTGCACCTCTACCGCCACCACCCGGCAGAACCCGGCCTCCAGCAGAGCCTTGTTGTGTCGTGGTGTCGCTACCTGTGTCATCCCTCGCGCCGCCGCCGCCGCCAGCGGCGCCGCCAGCAGAACGATAGCCCGTACCGTATTCTCCATAAGTAAAAGCGCCGCCGCCAGCGCCTGCTCCTGCGGCGCCGATTACTCCACCGCTATAAGACCCAGATGCGCCGCCGCCAGCGCCGCCGCCGCCTGTGACTGCCCCACCGCTTCCGCCGCCTCCGCCGCCGCCTGCAATGTAGGCGCCTGAATTGTTTGTAAGTGTTACCCCAGACGATGTAATGGAAATAGCTGCCCCGCCTGCGTAGCCGTTTGCATCTCCACCTTTTCCTATGACGTAGCCTGAGTTATTTATTGTGCAGGGTACGCTCACAATGAGACCTGCGTTGGCTGTGCTATTAGACCAGACGTAAACTCCAGCAGATATGTTGCAAACCAAAGGAGCAGACCCATCCCAGCCAGCCGCTAGTGCAAGTGTGTTAAGGTTAGCGTCTTGGGTGCTTGACGAAATTGTGAATGAAAATTCATTTGTGGCACCATAAAAATTAGTTAAAGATATTGCGCCGCTAGTTGGCACGCTTGTATTATTTGACGTGACATATGCACCGCCGCGATAATATTCCGACATGCTAATAGGGTTAGCACCACCAAACTCAGTTTGGATGTCAGATAAGTTTATTATTCCTGATGCTGGTAAAGTCATTACGCATCTCCAAATGCGGTGACGTCACCCTCAACCGTTAATGCTCCTGCGCTAGTCAACTTAAATCTGGCCGTCCCGCTGTGAGAAAACACAAGGTCTGTTCCTGATTGAGTAATCGTCCAGTCGCCAAGGTCAACAGTAGTAATTTCAGCCGTTGTGATTTCAGCCGTTGTTACTGCGGCAATCGGGATTGTTGCGGTTCCAGTAAAAGTTGGGGACGCAACTGGGGCTTTTGCGTCAATTTGACCCTGAATGGCACCTGTAACGCCAGTGACGTGGTTCAACTCCGCCGTCGAACTTGTCAGCCCATCCAGCTTGGCAATCTGGGCCGCAGTTACCGGACCAACCAGAGTGTCGATCGCTTGGATTGTGGTGTTTAAGGTTGCCCCCCATGTGTCTTCGCTTGCTCCGACTGTCGGCCGCGCCCATCCCTGATTTGTAGTATTTGCCATTTTAAGTTCCTCTAAAATCGGCCATTTTGACCACTATACCTTACTTTGCCAAGAATGGCTACGCCGCCTGTTGCTCGGTCCAAGCCGTGGACGACGTTGATTGATCTGTCCAAGCCGCGGACGGCGTTGATTGCTCTGTCCAATTTGTAGCCCCAATAGATTGCTCTGTCCATCTGAAGCTGGCTGGGCCAACAATAGGCGCGCCAGCCACAATGTCATCCGACGTGATGCCGTGAATTTGCGCGATGCTTGGGTCGCCGACTATTGGAACGCCAGCAACAATGGCGTTTGACGCAATAACATGAACTATGCTTGCCACTACATTCGCAACTGTAGGCACGCCGCTGGTAATGTCGCTGGAAGTTAGCGAAACATTTTCAACCAATACTGAGTTTGCAACAGTAGGCACGCCAGCAATAATATTATCGGCTGAAAGGCTTTGCGGTCCGCTAATTATTGGAGACCCAACAATGGGAGTGCCAGCCACAATGTCAAAAGTTGTCGCATTGTGGACTTGGCTAATTGTGGCATCGCCCACAGTGGGGACGCCAGCAACAATATCGTCTGTTGATACTTCTATGTTTTGCGTAATGGTAGCACTTGCAACAGTCGGCACGCCTGTCGTAATATCTGCTGGCGTTAGCGTGTGAACCTGCGAAATTGCTGACACTCCAACAGTTGGGATGCCTGTCGTAATATTTAATAACGGGAAGCTGTGAACCTGTAAAATAATAGGCTCGCCAACTGTTGGGATGCCTGTCACAATATCCGTTAATATTAAATTTTGATCTACAAATACAGTTGGCTGCCCCACGATGGGAACGCCTGCCGCAATGTCCGTTAATATTAAAGCCTGAGACTGGGAGATATCCGTTACTGCGACCGTAGGCACGCCAGACGTGATTGTCTCTGCTGCAAGGGCAAAGCTCTGTGTAATATTTGCCGACGCAACTGTAGGCACGCCCGTTGTAATGTTGTCAGCGGTTAGCCCATAGTCGTGTGATATGTTGGGCGATCCAACGGTCGGCACGCCAGACGTAATGCTGTCAGACGTTAGGGATTGCCCCTGCGCAATGCTAGACGCAGATACAGT